GAACGGCGATGTGCTTGAACTACAACATTTGACCGACTATGATGCACTGAATCAAGATGTGCCGGCTGCACTAAAACGCTACTATGTAGTAGGCGATGCCAGCTTTGCTAGCGAGGGGTTTAGTCCCACTTGGTGGCCTCACTTGTGGCGTGTGAAATTGAACCCTTTAGTGGACAGCCAAGAATACAAAGACATACTCAACAATATCACAGCCGGCAACAGTACAACACCAATTGGGCAGATATTGAGTACACTAGACACCAACTTAAAAGTCAACGATGCCACTATACGCGAAGGCGAAGCCAATGTGCCACTTAGTGGATACGATACCAGCAGTCTCTATATCAAACCGCTTACCCCTGATGGTGGATTTCCTGATCAACCAGCTAGGTCTGCAGATGATGTTACTGATCGAGCAGATGATGTACGCGACACTGCCGACGAAGGAGTGCTCACTGCTGGTGCTGTGTTACCGGGATATCTAACTGGGGCAGCAGTGGCACCAAATGATGTTGCCATGGGTGTTGGAATCATGTTTCCAGCAAATGCCATCAGTGGCGAATACTTTTTACGCACCGACTACATACCAAATCGTGTGTTCCGCTTTGATGGTAAACGTTGGGTCAGCATTAACGATGTACAGCGTACAAGTCTTACACAGGGTGCAAACAATCAAACACAACTGGGTACTTTTGTTAACGCAAGTGGCACGTTCACTAACGAAGATGGTAAACAAGTACCTGTACGTCAAAGCCTAAGCAAGGCGCTAACACCGAAAGCAGATAATTAATGACAGCACCCAGCAATTATTTTTACGACGGACAGATTCGTAGATTCATAAGCCAATTTATACGATTGGTGTCTGATTTTTATGTGGAATTTGGTAAAGACCGTAACGGTGTCACTAGCCTACAGCGTGTACCAGTCATGTACGGAGATCAAAGTCGTCAAGCAGCACAGATTATTCGTAACAACAGCGAGAATACTGTTAATGCTGTTCCAGCCATGGCAGTGTATATCAATGCACTGGCTTATGACCAAACACGCTTGCAGAGTCCAAGCACAGTTGAGAGTATGCAAATACGTCAACGTCAATTTGATCCAGTAACTGGAACTTACGGCACAGGGCAGGGACAATCTTATACTGTTGAGCGACTAATGCCAGCACCCTACAAATTGACACTGAAGTTGGATATATGGACCAGCAATACCGAACAAAAACTGCAATTGATAGAACAGTTGAGCGCATTGTTTAACCCCAGCATGGAAATACAAAGCACAGACAACTATCTTGATTGGACCAGTCTCAGTGCTGTGATGTTGACCGACGTGACGTGGGATAGTCGCAGCATTCCCACATCAGGCGAAGATCCCATCAGTGTTGCCACTATGACTTTTGAATTACCAATTTGGCTCAGTACCAGTGCCAAGGTCAAGAAGATGGGCGTTATACAACAGGTGATTACCAATTTCCAAGATCTGCAAACCATGGAAAGTTTGGGTAATCAACAGGTTATTTCTGTGCTCAACTACGGAGTGCTTTTAAACTCAAACGTACACACCGCTGGCGGTACTCCGTACTATACTTTGAAACTGTTGAAGCCACAGGACATTGTGACCTATAACGAATACGGCATTGATGGAGTTATTGGTACAAGTCATGCCTGGCAAGCACTAATTGATCAATACGGTGAATTAAATTCTGGCACCAGCGAGATTAGATTAACACAGCCAAACGGCAGTGAAGTTATCGGAACTATTGCTTACAATCCCACTGACACCAGTACATTACTGTATACACCGTTTGGTGATACCTTCCCCACAAACACGCTGAATGCAATCAATGCTATCATTGATCCGCAAAATGTCAATGTGGGAACATACTTGACCAGTCCAGCTGCTGGCACAAGATACTTATTGGTAAACGACATTGGAGACTACAATAACATTTCTGGTGCTGCTGCCTGGCGCGGAGTTGATGGTCAAGACTTGGTGGCTCATGCCAACGATATTGTGCAGTATACCGGCACTCATTGGACTGTTGCATTTGACAGCACCAATGAAAATAGTTTACAATATGTAACAAATCTAACAACTGGTATTCAATACAAATGGCAAAACACACAATGGACAAAGAGCTACGACGGCCTTTACGATCAGGGCGAATGGATGCTGGTACTCTAATTGGTGCTGGCGCATTAATCTACTGTCGAACAACTCACAGATATCTTTTTTTGTTACGTAACGATGGGGCGCACAGCGGCACTTGGGGACTTGTGGGTGGTAAGATTGAGCAGAATGAGACTGTGGTTGCCGGCCTTGCTAGGGAAATTGCCGAAGAGCTGGGTGGTGTTATTGCAGATGCCAAGTTGGTGCCCATTGAAAAGTTTGTTAGCGATACGGGCAAATTTGAATATCACACCTATGTGATACAGGTGGACGAAGAATTTGCTCCTGTATTAAACAGTGAACATCGTGGCTATTGTTGGGTTCCCTTGGACGACTACCCACGTCCCTTGCATCCCGGAGTGTGGCGCAGTTTCAAATTTGCCAGTGTTATTGATAAAATACGAACTCTTGAGAATTTATAAATCTACTTCTAGAACAAACTGTCTAAAATCAATTTGACGTAGGTTAAGCTGATACTTCCAACTATCAGGCATGTAGTAATCTTGAGTAGGACTTACACGCACAAAGTCTACACCAGGATACAGTTTCATAACCTGCAACATTGTGTTTTCAAAGTAGGTTTCAGTTGTAGGATCTTCAACATCGGGATATCCTCTAGTACCAGCATAGACATTAAATTGATAGTTAGTATGACCGCTGTGTAGATCAAAGCCCATTAGATAAACTGTAGTATGACCATCAAAGCAGGCAAGATAGGCTGCTGTAGCACCCATGTCCCAGTTTGGGCTTTGTGGTATGTTGTAGAACTTACCAGGATAGCTCAAGACCATGGCGTTGGTTCCATAGATGATGTTGTTGAACCAAAGGCCTTTTTCCACAATCTCTTGAGCCATCTCGTCATTGGCCACAACAAAGTCTGGCATATAGTCACGTACAATAGCATTACAACCATAAGTCTGTACTGCGCCTGCTGCCAACAATCCGCCTTTGTGGCTGTCCAGTAATTGGAATAAATCGCCGTTGGGGTATAGTTCAGTGCGGCTAGGGCCGTTGCCTAATACCACTGCTCGATTACTAATTTGTCTGTTGGTAACTGCACTGGGCACATGCTCAACTGTACGATGCCAATCGCCGCCCTCGTAGGTTAATTTGGTGATGATGTCCTCACCAGTGTAGTTGCTGCGGTACATTTGTTTAATTTTTTGCATGTTGTTATCCTATCATGTATTTATTGAGCGATGTCACCAACAGTTGGGGGAGTAAAGTTGCCAGTGTAACGTGCATATTTGGTAATGCGTACATCGTCTAGATAACCGTTGAATGACACATTGTTTGAAGATCCCAGTGTCAGTGGAAGCGTAGCCACTGCTTGCGGGGTACCGCTGATTGTGCCAGTAGCCGATGATGTGCCATTGATATAGATGGTTAATGCACCGGCATTGTTTACAAACGCCAAATGATACCACTGACCAGTGGACAATGCAGTACTTGTGGTCAAGTTCTGTGCGGCACCGTTGTAGTAGTACCAACGAACTGTACCACCAGCGATTGGACCAAATCCCCAGTAGGTACTGGTACCCGTTGCACCCAAGCAGCCCAGCACAGTGGATTCACCGTTGCCGCCAGAGCTGAATGCGTTGGCATAGATCCAGTATTCAACTGTGTATGATCCAAGCCACCATTGCAATGCTGGTAGTGATTGGAATGACTGCAAGTACGCTCCACTAGTGCCAGTGAACTGTAGACTTCTAGTACCATATTTGACTGTACTGGTACTTGTTTGTATGTTACCAACGGTTGCAAAATTAAACGAACTGTGTTGATCAACAATACCACCGTTGTTGAAGTTTAGCAAAAGAGTTGCTGGAGTAGAGTTGGCATAGTTTGTCAGTGGTGCTGTGGGAGGAGTAAATGCAGTGGTATACACCGCAGTTCCTGGGGTAATTCTAACATCGGTAATGTAGCCAGTGAAAAAGTAGTTTGTACTATTTAAATATTCACCAATCAAATTTGATGTACCAGCATATAGTGTTCCCCATGAGAATGTTCCAGCCGAAACACCGTTTAGATATATTGTCCCAGCAGTACCGTTCCTAACTATTGCAACGTGAGTCCAAGCATTTAATATGTAACCGCCCACTGCTAAGTTTACTGCCCAGCTTGTGCCGTTTTGCGAATGTAATAAGTAGAAACCAGATGGTGATGCTCCAGAGCTAAATCCAAATCTTAACCCAGCATAACTAGAGGTATTACCACCAAGAAAGAATATGCCACCATCTGATCCACTGGTTGGATAAACCCAAGCCTCGACGG